ATAATAATGTAGATTATCTTCACAAGGGTATTGCTGATCGTGCATTCACTCGTAAATTCTCTCTCGCAGACACTGTGGAAATTAAGAATGCTGAACTCGTAAACGGCATGCTTAAGATTTGGCTTGAGAACATCATTCCTGATTCAAAGAAGCCTAAGAAGATTGATATTACTGATACTGCCACTGAGAGCAAAGTTGCTGATACAAAGCAACTCTTAACAGAAGATAAGAAAGCAAAGTAATATGATATCTATAGGAAAAAAAGTATCTCGCTGGCTTAAACGTCAAGCGAAGATGAGAAAAACTGTTCGTGAACTTAGTGCTCTTTCAGATAGAGATCTTGCAGATATTGGTATTCATAGAACTAATATCTATGACGTAGTAAGATCACGCATATGATTGATGCTGTAACTCTTTTAGTAACAGCTGTCATAGGTCACATGTTTTTCAAACATACATAAGGAGAACAATATGTGGCCATATACAGTAGACGAATTAGTCTTCATCAATACAGGAGCAAAATGATGGAAGAACTTAACACATTCATTGATACAGTACAAAGTACAAAGAAAGCTGTAGTAAAATCAGTAGTAACTAATCCAGTTATTGCTGAAAGTCTTAACGGGTTTGTTGATGCACAAACTGCATACACTAAGGAAGCTATTAAGGCTACTGTAAGTGCAGTAGGTGTAATCACAAGTGAACTTGCTAAGATCCAAGAACAGCTTTGGAATGGTAAGTCGTTTAAGGCAATGCAAACAAAGATGAGTGATGAGCTCTATTCATCTTTCTGGAAAGAAGCTTTTAAACATTATAACCCATCATACAAGTAATACTAAGGGGGCTACGGCCCCCTTCTTTATAAATATAGTATGATCACATTTAAGACATTCTTAGAAAACTTTATGGACGGTAGAAACCCTCAAGATAAGGGTGATATGGCTCGTCATGGTCTTAAAGGTAAGTCTATTTCTCAATTAAAAAAGATTAGATCATCAAAGACTGCATCACCAAGAGCAAAACAACTTGCTCATTGGTACATAAACATGCATAAGAAACATTGATTAATTTTTAAAATCATTCTACAATATAGAATGAACAAATACAACCGAGACATTATACGTAAACAAATCTTAGAGTACGCTCCTAAGATGCAACCGCTATTGCCTCCTCTAGATTCTCATCCCGTTAGAGGTGCAATACCCCATATGTATTCTGTACTTGAAGGTGTATTTGGTAAGCCTATCAAAGACGTAAGAGATTGTCGATTACAGGATGCATTAGGTATTTTAAAGTTTACGTTGGATAATGCAAAAGAGTATAGTATAATGAAGCCATTACGTGAACAATACGCTCCTGAACCAGACGATCTTCCTCCTATAACATTGGATAAATTTTTTGAGTAAATTTTATACTTCCGTTGCACTAAGCCGTAATAATATTCTTCTTCGTGGTTACGAAGACGGTCAACGTGTACAGCATACTATACCTTGTAAACCTTATTTGTTTATTCATTCAAAGAATGATAACGGCACCTCTCTATATCGTAACTTGAAAGGAAAGCAAGTTGACCGTATCGACTTTGATTCGCCTTCTGCTGCTCGTGACTTTATTAAACGTTACGATGGTATTGAAGGCTTTACTACATATGGATTTACTAACTTCGTTTATCCATTTATTAATGACTATTATTCCGGTGATATTGATTATGATCCTAGACTTGTATCTATAGTTAATATAGATATCGAAGTTGCAGCCGATCAAGGCTTTCCTGACATTCAGACTGCTGATAAAGAGATTACTGCAATCACTATGAAGAAGGATGACATGTATGTCGTTCTTGGTTGTGGTGAGTTTACTACAGATGATCCTAAGGTAAAATATCTTAAGTGTAAAGATGAGAGTGAACTGCTCTTAAAGTTCTTAGATGTATGGCGTGCAAAACAATTCTCACCTGATATTGTTACTGGATGGAATATTGAGTTCTTCGATATTCCCTACATCGTAAATCGTATCAAGCGTATCCTTGGTGATAGTATGGCTAAGAAGCTATCACCCTGGGAACTGCTAGAAGAGAGAACAGTTACTATTGCCGGACGTGACAACCAAGTCTACGTCCCTGTTGGTATTTCTCTTCTTGATTATATGCAAATGTACCGTAAATTTACATTTACGATGCAAGAGTCATATCGTCTAGACCATATTGCAAACATTGAACTAGGTGAACGTAAACTCGATTACTCTGAATACGAAAGTCTTTTTGACCTTTATAAAAAGAACTACCAGCTATTCATTGAGTATAACATTCGTGACGTTGACCTTGTTGGTCGTCTAGACGATAAACTGAAACTGATTGAGCAGGTATTTGCTATTGCTTATGATGCTAAGGTAAATTATCAAGACACGTTTACCTCTGTGAGAATGTGGGATGTTATCATCCATAACTACCTGCTCAGTCAGAATATTGTTGTTCCTCAACTTAAGGTAACCGAGAAAGAAAGACAGATTATCGGTGCCTATGTTAAGGATCCTCAGGTTGGTATGCATAAGTGGGTTGTCTCATTTGACTTGAACTCTCTATACCCTCACTTGATTATGCAATATAATATTTCACCGGAGACATATGTCGGTCACGTTTCAGCCATTAACGGTGAAGATGGTGTGGAGAAAATATTAAATGGATACCTTAACGAGCCTTCTGTTCGTAATCAGCTTCTATCTTCCAATCTTACTTGTGCTGCTAGTGGCTGTATGTTTGACAAAGATTATCAAGGCTTTCTTCCCCGACTGATGCAGAAGATGTATGATGACCGTGTCATCTACAAAAAGAGAATGATCGAGGCTAAGAAAGAACACGAAGTAAACCCTACACCAGAAACTGAAAAAGCAATTGCACAAAATCATAATATGCAGCTTGCTAAAAAGATTCAATTAAACTCAGCTTATGGTGCATTATCTAACGCATACTTCCGTTGGTTCGATAATAAACTAGCCGAATCAATTACACTATCTGGTCAGCTCTCTATCAAGTGGATGGAGAGAGAAATGAACAAATACCTAAACAAACTATTTAAGACTAAGGATAAAGATTATGTCATTGCTTGCGATACGGATTCTATGTACATCACGCTTGACGCTTTGGTCGGTCAATTTTTCGATGAAGGCTCTGAAGTTGAACCAATCGTCAAATTCCTGGACCGTGCATGCGAAGATCGCATTGAACCTTTTATTGAGTCGTGTTACGAGCAGCTTAGCGGATATGTTAATGCCTACGATCAGAAAATGAAAATGAAACGAGAAGCTATTGCTAACAAAGGCATCTGGACTGCCAAGAAGCGATATATTCTCAACGTATGGAATAACGAAGGCGTACAGTATGCTGAACCTAAACTCAAGATGATGGGTATCGAAGCCGTTCGTTCATCTACCCCTGCAGCATGTCGTGCTAACATTAAAAAGTGTATCAACGTTATCATGAACGAAACAGAACAGGCTACCCAGGACTTTATTAAAAAGTTCCGTCATGAGTTTGGTAAACTGCCTTTCGAAGACGTTGCATTTCCTCGTGGTTGTAAACTAACTCATGATAATGGTATGGGTAAGATACCTTATAGATTAGGTGATAAAGGATTACCTATTCACGTAAGAGCATCTCTTTTGTATAATGATCTTCTTAAGAAGAAAAAACTTGATCAGAGATTTCCTCTCATTCAAGACGGTGACAAAATCAAGTTCTGTTATATGAAAATGCCTAACCCTATACGTGAAAACGTTTTTGCATGCCCGGGTACCCTACCAAGACAGCTTGGTATGGATCAATACATAGATTATGATACACAATACGATAAAGCATTCGTAGAACCTATTAAAACTATTCTTGATGCTATTGGATGGCAAACTGAAAAGACAGCATCATTAGAAGATTTTTTCGCATAAAGGAATAACTTATGGCAAAGAATGAGATAGATTTAGATTTTGATTTTGGTTTTGACTTTAGTGACGACTTGACTGATGCTGTCAATGAGAAAGAACAGCAAGCAGCAATTGCGCAAAACAAAGCAGAGACAATGTATAAGATGATCATGCCTCTTCTTAATAACCTTAAAAAGAATCCTGATAAACCAAATATTGTTTGGCCAGATCGTGAAAAAAAGATTGATGAATTTATCAAAAAATTAGATAATGTATTAAAGAGCTAATTGAACAGGAAATTATATTATGT